TTATAAAATTCTATTTCATCATTACGAGCATGATGATTCTTCCAATTTAATCTTGGAATATGTAATGGCTTCATTAATGAGAAGTCTTTACATTTATTCTTAATTTCAATTATATTTTGATAAGCTTTTTGAAGAACCTCCTCACCAAGCTCTTCTTCCATATAACTTCTAATTTCTTCATCATTCATAAGATAAGTTGTTGCATAAAAATCATCAACTTCTCTATCACCTTGCTGAGCATTAAGAAATGCTTTATGAATCGGTCTATCTTCTTTTTTCAAATAATGAGAATCAGTTGTAATTATATATTTAATACCTAATTCTTCACTTAATTTAACCAACTCATTATTAACATAAATTTGTTCTTTATTCTTTGATGGCTGCATTTCAAAATAAAAATCTTCTTTACCAAAGATTTTCTGCATCTGTTCAATCCAAAGATAAATCTTCTTTTTAAATTCAAGCGCAGCCATATTTTTACTTGTACCTCTTTCCATTTCTAAAAGACGCAAAAGCTGTGTTGGTAAACAACCTCCAAGACAAGCTGTGCTACCAATTACATGACCAGGATTTGCTCCAATTATATCAATTAAATCTTGATAATATGTTGGAACTCTACGCATCCTGCGCGCCACCCAACTACGCATCCATGCACGAGTTGATATTTCTCTAATTTGTTGATGACCAATTTCATCTTTTGCAATTAAAATAAAATGATAATATCTATCAAAATCTTTATTAAAGTTTTGATTTGTTAATCCATTTCTAACTAAATAAATTTCATTACCAAAAAGAACCCTAAAATTAGGGTTATCTTTTTTTATTTTGTTATAATACTTCTCAATACGAACCGCACTAGCTATTGTGTCATGTTCGGTAATTGCTACTACTTCGTGTCCGAGTTCGATTGCATAATCAATTAAAGATTCTACTGTATTAATACTATCACGCAAACGAAAGTTACTAAAATCAGTATGATTGTGCAGTGAACCTGGGTACTTTAATTTATCCATTCACATTTACCTCTTTCTTTATTTTCTATATATATTATATCAAAATTTTATTAATTTGTCAATTTTAGAATCCTAAACTCCCATCATTAACTTCAAAGTCGCTTACAAAAATTTGCGGAGTATAATTACCCATCCACTCATTCATATTAGCTCTACCAACTAAATCAATTTTCATTTCTTTAAACTTCTTAAAATCATCTAATCTATCTTTACATTTAAAAAACATATAAGCAATTCCAAACTTTTCTATTTTTACGGTATCTTGATTTTTACCCATAATTCTAATATCGGAAGGAGTAATATTTAAATCACTAATATGAATCATAGCTTCACTATTGTGTTGCCCCCAAATATCCTCATGTTCAGACAGATTCTCAATTAAATCTTTTATATCTTTTTCAGCTGCGGTTCTTTCAAAGTTTACTTCATACCAATTTTCTCCAAAATCTATATTAGCTAATTCACTATTAGCATATTCATGGAAATTAGAAAGGTTTTTATCTAAAATACCAATACCACAAGCATTATCATGGCCAGCTGTAAAAGTAAACAATCCGCTTTTATCCATGAAGTCTTTAAAAGAAACCAGCTCAGACTCATTAAGACCTCTACTTGAACCTTTAATTTCGCCCTCATCGTTTAATCTTGCTACAATAGTTGGACGTTGATGGCGCGCCGCCAATTTCATAGCTACTAATCCATTTAATTCTGAAGGAAAAGTCTCATGGTCTAAACGCACAAATAAAACTTTATTTTCAAGTAAGTCATATTTATGAATTTTAATTTCTAATTCATCAACAGCTTTATCAAGAATACGATTTTGGCGCGCCCGCGCATTTGTACATTCTCTAGCTGATTCAATAGCTACTTCTTCCATCGTACCTTTGGCTCCACGCTTATGACTTTCAACTAAAGTATGACCATCAATAAAGGCTTGGAATAGTCTTTCTTTTTCTTCTTGTGTGCCAACTCGAATCATTGCATTAATAAGTGGTGTTATGTAAAAAGCTACTGTCATAGGAGTAACTTTACCTCCCATTGAGTAAGACTGTTTATCACATAAGCACTGGAAGAAATAATTTTGGATATTTTCAAAACCAGTTTTAATAATATAACGATTTTCCAATGTAAGCACATTCATCATATCACTTACAATTCCCAGCGCCGCCAAATCAATCAATTCATCTGCATATTTTGTTTCATTAATTTCATCAAGAAAACGGCAGAACTGCCACGCTATACCAGCTCCAGACAAATCTTTATTTATATATTCATCTGACATTTGATTATTAATAATAACAGTATTTGAAATAAATTCTGTATCAGGTTCAAGAAGATGGTGATCTAATACTAAACAATCTGCACCATATTCTTTTAATTGGGCATGATATTCATCATCATTTGTGCCTGCATCTGGAAGAATAACTAGTTCAAAATGAATATCTGAGTGCATTATATTACTGATAGTGTCACTAAGACCATGTCCTTTTCCATCATGTAGGAAAGAAGTAAGTGAAATAGTTTTGGAAGCGTTTGTTAAATACTGCCACATAATTGCTGCACTAGTAAAACCATCTACATCACTATCTACTACAATAGCTATATCACTTCCTAGCTGTAAATGTTTAATAAGTAGGTTCGCGCCAATAGCTATATTAAGTAATTCATGTGGCGACTGTAACAGAGAAGGTGTTGGATTATAAAACATTTCCAATTCTTCTTCTTTTAATCCTCTGCTACACAGCAGCTTATCAGTATAGTTTTCTTTAAAATTTTCATTTACAAGTTTACATTTCATTTATTTTACTCTTACCCTTCTATTTAATAGTTCCTTAAATACCTGCTCTCCTTTGTCACTAGGAGAATCTTTCATTTCTAACAAATTTTCCCTATCATAAATAAAAGAAAAATCTGCATAGTTTAAATATTTTTGACATATTTTATATAACTTATTAAAATATATATCGGCTGGTGGTTGTTCTTCTTTATCAAAACAAACCACAATTTCTTTTGGATGGCATAGCTTTAATAAAAGTTTAATTTGCCATTTATTTAATTGGCTGCCGCAAACTGCTACTGCACAATTATTAATTGTAAAGCCATCGCATTGCATTACAGATTTCTCTGATTCAAATATATAACATATACCAGTTTTCTTGATATTTTCTTTTGTTAAATTTAAACCATATAAGTTCAAACTTAACGGATGACTATACCATTTATTTTCTATTTGTACTGGCATATATTTACCAACATTCTCAATTTCCCATTCGTTGAGTGCGCGCCCTCGTATTCCAACTAAACGTCCATCTGGATCGTAATGTGGAATTATAATTTTATTTTGAATAGGAGAATAACGTATATTAAACTTATCCATTGTAGTTTTTGATATTCCATCTGAAAGCCACTCAGGTGGATAGAATTTTATAAAACAATCTAATAATCCATTGGAATAAGTTTGTAATTGAGGTATCTTTTTATATACATATCTATCTTTAATGCTTTTATATTTTGGTGTTTTAAAATTATCAATTATATTAAAATTAGAACAATCTAAAATTACTTGATAAATGTCATTATACCAATCATAATCAATACCTCTAGTTTCATAATAGTTTTTTAAGAATTGAAATATTGATTGCGCGCCACATTCTGTATAGCATTGGAATAAATGAGAGTTTTTATAATAATATAATTTCATAGATGCTTCTGTAGCATCTTCATTATGACAAACCGTAGGGAAAATAATATATCCAGGCTTCTCAATATAATCTTCCACTCCAAGTGTTGTCATTAGCTTTATAATTTTTTCAGTGCTTAAATTTTCAATTATTTCTTTATAATTAATCAAGTAAAGCACCACCTTCCAACTCTTCTAATATATGTTTAAATTCTATATCTTGTTCTGTATCCCAATTTTTAATTTGATATTCTTCTCTTTCGAAAAATCCTTCTATCGGTTCTAACCTTGAATTAGTAATGAATAAATCTTCTTTTTTCAAAGTTCCCAAATCCATCTTTGACCAAATTCGTACTTGTGTCCATTCTCCACTACGAACTTTAAAAATATCAGTTACTAAATTTGGCATACCTCGTTCATCAAACAGCGGCTCCAATACATCCAGCTCTTCTTTAGTCGGACGTGCCATAATCGCGCCATTATCAGCTTTATTAATTGTTGCTCGACCGCCTGCAAGTGTTCCTTCATTTCTAATTTCTTTATTATCATCACCTTTTGCATTTAATTGAGTAGAAGTGAACATTGCTACTCCCAACTCAACTGCCAAATCTTTTAATGCTGTTGCAAACATCAATAAAACTTCATCATTTCTTAACGCAAAACCTCTAAATTCATTTAATAAAGCAGGCCCAATAAATACATAATCATAAAACACATAACCAATATCTTTTGTAATACAATTTTCTCTTACAATAGTTTTTACTAATTCAATTGTAGGATTCGGCATTTTAACCAGCGTTAAGTTTTCATCAAAATATTCCATAATTGAAATAGCCTGATTAATTACAGCTCGTTCTCTTTCATTAAAATCGCCATATTTAAAACGGGCTTGATTAAAATCAGTTAAATAAGCCAAAATCATTTTTCTTACTTCTGAAAACTGTTGTTCTGTAACTATGAATAAAACTTTTTCACAATTACCAACTTGTTCCCATTCACATTTCGTACTATTATATCTAAATGGATAAGCCAAATAACAAGCGTCAGCTACTGCATTTCTCGTTTTACCGACCGAACTTGCAGCTGAACGAATGGTTAATGTTCCTGGCTTTGCTCCATCTATTATCTGATTAAAAATTGCCCCTTGTATTGGTAATCCTATATCTAAGTTTTCACTCAGCTCTTCTATTAATTCTTTAATACCAGAGGCCGCACTTTCTGTTTCTATTTCATCATTAATTTCATATTTATTTTCTAATCCTAACACCTTTGCGCGAAGCTGATTAGTAATATCTTTTAAACTTAATGATTCAAATTTTCTATTTACTTCTTCATATTTTGGATTTGTTAAATCTTCAATATAAAAACCACTTATATCAAATCCATCTTTCTGTAAATCTTTTAATAAATTTAACTTCTTTAATTTATTATAATAATAAGGAAAGTTTTCTACTTCTGCCAGCTCAATTATATCTAATAAATAATCAACACCATTTTGCTGTTCAAAAGTTTTCTTAGCAATTTCATCACTACTTAAATAGTTTTCTATATCAACAATCTGTATCTTAGGTGCGCCATTGCGATAAAGTCCATCGATGGCTGCATATATAAATTTTTCAAAACGTGTAGGAAAATCTGTTATATTAAGCGAATACTTATCAATTTCACTCAAAAACTGCGGTCGCTTAATTAAACTTCCTAAGACTTGTTGAATACAGCCTTTATCTATATTCATTCATCGCTCTCCATTTCACTGATTGCACTCAAATTAATTTTTGATTTGTCTTTAGTTTGTTTCTTTTTACGCACAACTTTTTTTTCTCTTTCTTGCGCTTGTTTCATTTGATTTTCAATTTGAGCCACAATTCCTTTACTATCTTTTTCTTTTTGTACCCAATAGGAACAGGCTTCATTATAAATATAAGGAACTATTCCAATGCCGCCATGTGATTTTTCCCAGCTTCCTTTTTTTACTTCATAAAAATATTTTAAAGTAAAAAAGATTCCTTTATTAGTCATTTTATTTTCTTTAAGAAACTTTTGTCGTTGAGCTTCACACATATGATAATCATATTTGACTTTTAAATCTCTGGAAATGAAGTCATAAATAAAACTCACATAAGCTTCATCATTCTTTGGAACTCCCTTTTTCCAATTTTCATAACATGACCTATGATAATACCAATTTTTAGAAGGCATTATCCAATCATCTAATTCTTTATCAATTTCTTGTTTACAAATTCTACAAATTGCCATTTTCCTACTCCTTTCTAATTATATTATAACAAAAAAAGTAAAAAATGTCAAATTTAAAAGAGCCTTTCGGCTCTTTTAGTGTTCTAAAGTTTATTTATTTTTTCGTATCTTTCATGTCTTTCATGTCAATTAAGACAAGATTAAACAAATCAACCTGATCCTCAGTAATCTCTGAAAGTTTAATTTTTCTGCCAAAAATCATTTCAACTTTCTTTAGAATGATATCGGCATTGGCTGTATCTTCTTTAACCAATTCACTCCAAAGCTGTGATGCTTCTTCTCTAATTTTATTAAAGTCAAGCTGTTCTTCAATTTTAGTTTCAGCTTTATCAACAACCTTCGCGCCGTCAACGTCCCTCTGCTGATCGATTGCCTTATTAATGGCTTCTACCAACTCATCATAACCTAACTTAATTTTTGGAGCAAGATATTTAAATCTACTACCAGCCATTACAGTAGGCGTCTGACGAGTATATAACCATCGAGTGCTATTACCATCATCATCCCATTCTGTAGAAATATAACCAATAATATCTACAATCTGATTAACAACTTCATAACATCTCTTTGGCATACTTGGTGTAAGAATTTCAATTTCATTGTCATCATCAAGCTTTTCTTTACGAACCTCAATGTGTGAAATTAATACTAAACCATAACCAAGCATAGTGATTTTTCTTAAACACTTTTCAAATTCTTTTTTAGTAGCTGCATAACCTTGTCCCCATGGAATATCAGCTATAGACTGAACACCATGCTGCGCGCAAACATATTGCTCACACATTTCATAAGCAATAGTAGTAGTATCAATCGTAATTGTATCATACATCTGCTGTGCTTCGGGTTTTTCTAGCTGCCTAAGAACTAATTTAAATTCAGCCCATTTATTAATATCAACTGCCTTAATTCCATCTATTGCATTATAACCTTTTTCAAATGCAATTAATAAGTTTTTAGGAAAGCGGGAAGCCAAAGTGGTTTTACCCGTCTTTGGCTTACCATATACAAGTATGTATTTTCCTTTTAAATCTCTTGAAATGACAGTTGGTTCAATATTAAGTATATCAATTGCCATATTCTGTCACCTCATTAAAATCCAAGGTCTGCAAAACCATTATTTCCATTCTGTGCCGGAGCCTGCTTTGATTTTGTTCTTGACATATCCTTATCTTTCTGTGCTTCAAGTCTAGCTTTTCTTTCCGCAATGGCTTCTCTAATTTCAGCCTGGTCATATGCCATATCACCATCAAGAGGTTCCTGAGAACCACCAGTAATAATCAAATCACTCTTATTAATTGTTCTAATCTTTTCAATTGGCTCTCCAAAGTCAACTTCCTCATAGGTTGTCTCAGTTGTAGATGAGAAATCAAGTCTACCCGCGGCTTTTACTGTGTCTCCAACTTCCCAATAAGTTGAGATAGCATCAATAACACCCTTATTTTCTCCGAAAAGTTCAATAACGTCAACTTTTCCGCCATACTGCGGCAGTACTGCCTGAATCTTATATCTTCCAGTTGGTTCTTCGTTTCTATCAAGCTCTTCGGACTTTGCAACAACTACAAATTCCATTTCAAAAGTAGCCTGTGGTTTACAATCACCAGCTTTTGCAATTTTCTGTACGAAAGATGCATTGACTCTTGGGAAAGAAACAAGTCTACCATCCTGTGTATAATATTCATTCATACGAATATTACCATTTGTGATACGAATTCTATCAGCTCCTTCTTCTCCACCCGCTGCGGCGATAGAAGTAAACTCATTCGCTACTCTCTGAATCGATTCATATGCAGGATTTGGCTTTCCAGCATTAGTCATTTTTGATGCAAACATATGAACTGGAATTGACAAATTCTTTTCCTCTCCATTAATTGGCTGAGTTACATTAACAATAATCTTTCCGCCAAGTGCTTCAACATCTACACCATTTTTCTTAAAAGTCGTAGGATGAATATCAACTTCAGCAAGTACACCTTCAATTTTTACTTTATTATCTGCCTGTCTTAACATTAATTTTACCTCTTTTTTAAATTTCTTTTCATTAACTTGCTAAAGAAAACTGTGGGACATAAGTCCCACTTTCTTTATTTTCTTAATTACTCGTCGTCTTCGCTTGGAACGAAGTTTGCACCTTCATCTGTAAGAACTACATAAGTAATCGGCTTATCTTCTCCTTCAACCTCAACCTTTTCTCTTGCAGCCAGACCCTTCTTTGTCAGGTCAGTAACATTTGCGCCTACTGATCTAGGAGTTCTAGCAAGAGCTTCTGCCA